GTCGATTTAAGCGCCTTAATTAAATTCTCGGCTACGCTCAAAGTTTCCGGCAAGCCAACACTCGCAGGACCAGTATAAAAGCAACGGAGGAAAATATATGACAACTCAAACAGACAAAAATCCAGATGTTATGATTGTTTTAGACAAACCGCGTTTCGTTCGGTTCGGTCATAAATCATTAAAAAAACTTAGTGTATTAGTAGGTAAGAATTTAGCGAAAATGGACGAAAACGAATTCGATTTAGGCGAGATTGAAAAAGTTATGTATTGTGGATTAATGGCAGATGCAAAAGAAAATAATGAAGAATTAACGCTTGAAATGATGGAAGATTTGCTTGATTTGGCTGAATCATATGGAGACATTTTGAAAGCGATGAACAACGCCTTAAATAAGGCTTTTGCGGAAACTGAAAAACAAAAAAACTAAAAAAGGATAGCGGTAAAATTGAGGACCCAATTGAAATGTGGAATTGGGAAGAAGCCTTAAAGACCGCTATCCTTATTGGAATTTCGTTAACAGAATTCGATTATATGACACCACATGAATTAGCTGTACATGCAGAGGCTTTTTTAGAAAGAAGAACAGCCGAGTTTGAAGAAAAAGTTACGCTTGTTTGGCTACATGAATATTATCACAGACAAAAATATTTACCTTCTTTAAAAGACGAAATTAAAAAGCTGACAGGCAAAGATACCGATGTTGAAATGTCAGACGAAGAAATGCTTCAAATGGTTAAAGGCTTAAACGCTCAAATGGGCGGTTCGGTAATTTCGAAAGATGGTGAAATGAATGGCACTTCGTAATCTCCTCGTCCGAGTTGGTGCTGATACATCTGCTTTAGCCGCCGGAATGAATAACGCCCGTAGTGAAGTAAAAAGATTCGCTGATTCTGTAACAGGCGCTATGGGTGGCTTAAAAGGAAAAATTGCAGGCGCTTTGGCAGGATTAGCAGGCGTAGACTTTCTGAAACAAGGAATAGACGATGCCTCACAATATGAGGCGGCTATGGCTACGCTAGGTTCGACTTTCGGAAAAAGTACGCAACAATTCAATGATTGGGCGGCTACTACAGGGCATGCTATGGGATATTCTCGCCTAGAGTCTGCAAAGCTCGCCCAAACTTTATCTTTAAACTTTCGTACGATTGCTACAAGTCAAGAGGATTTGGTTGCTAAAACTACGAAAATGGAAGAAGTCGCGGCTTTAATTGCAAATAAGCGCGGTATGGCTATGACCGAAGTTTCTGACCGAATTCGAAGCGCAATGAACGCCGAAGCAGACGGCGCAGATGAACTAGGCGTAAATGTTCGTGTAGCCGCACTTCAACAGTCGAAAGCATATAAGGAAATGGCAAACGGAGAACCTTGGCAAAAACTTTCGACAGCTACGCAAAAACAAATCCTTTATTCGTCTATTTTAGAGCAAGTTACAGCTACTTTGGGTTCGACTATGCAAGATACGACTGCATTGCGAATGTCGGTGTTTAGCGCCGCCCTTGGAGACGTTCGTTTAGCGTTGGGTCAGGCGTTCTTGCCTATTTTATATAATGTTTTGCCTCTATTGACAATGTTAATGGAATGGATGTACAAGGCGCTTCAAGTTTTTGCCGCGTTTATGACCGCGTTGTTTGGCGGCTTTAAATTCGGTGCAGGAAATCAATTGAAAGTGGGAGGCATAGGTGAAACTACAGATGCTACCAAGCAACAAACAGATGCAGTTAATAATCTCGGAAAAGCCCATGATGCAACTGCGAAAAAAGCAAAAGCATCAGGCGCGGCTCAACAAAAAGCGGCTAAATTAGGCGTAGCCGGATTTGACGAAGTTAATACTTTAGCCGATAAAGCCGCTAAAGAAGGTGCAGGCGCAGGCGCAGGAGGCGCAGGCGCAGGCGCAGGTGGCGTTCCTGCGATGGGTGCGATACCAACACCTAAAATACCTTCGCCTGATATGAGTGGATTTAATGAAGGCGTTAATCAAATGGTCGAGGGTTTCAAGAAAAAACTCGCACCAATAAAAGCGTTCTTTAAGTCGATTTGGGATGATATATCTATTTTCTTTAAAAGGACTCTTTCATTTATGTCAATCTGGTGGTTTGAACACGGCGACCAAATTATGAAAGCCTTAAAAAATTTGTGGACATTAATACAACCTGTAGTCATGTGGTTAGTCCACTTTATTTGGGATTCAATTCAAGGGCTTATAAAGGGAATTGTTACGTTTTTCGAAGGACTTATCGAATTCTTCACTGGCATTTTTACAGGCGACTGGGGCATGATTTGGCAAGGTTTAAAAGATATGGTTATCGGTGCTTTTTTGATTGTTTGGAACTGGTTTAATTTGTCGTTTTTTGGCGGTCTTAAAAAATTATTTCTTACTTTTGCCGAAGATGGTTTGAAAGTTGTTATTACATTCGGCAGAGATTTTATAAAAAATTTCCACGAAATCATGATAGGTTTAGTCGATAAATTCTTTAATTTTATTAAAGGTATGAAACAATTTTTCAGTGATTTCGGAGGATGGTTTGAATCAAATGCAGTTAATATCGGACATAAAGTAATAGCGGCATTTGAGAAAATAGGCGAAGTTGGACACAGAATTTGGGCAGCTATCCAAGGCGCATTTATGGGCGCGGTCAATTGGTTCATGCGTTCGGTTATTACGCCTCTAATTAATAATTTTGATAACATTCGAGAGGGATTTAAACATGGTTTAGCAAGTGGATTAGGGGCGGTCGTAAATAGCATTCGTGGACCATTGAATGATGCTATTGATGGCTTCAATGCTTTTGCAGGAACGTTACACATTCCACTTCATATAGACCACATTCCTCGTTTCGCAACAGGTGGTATCGTATCTCGGGCGACTTTGGCAATGGTTGGTGAAGGACGTGGACCAGAAGCGATTACGCCTATAGACAAGTTGCAAGGATTTATCACAAATGCAATTATGGACACGATGAAAGCTAATGGAGGCATGCAAACCGGCGGCGATATTATTTTAAATATTGATGGTCGCAGACTCGCCCGTATCGTCAAACCATATTTAGACAATGAAAATAAGCGAATTGGAACGAATGTTCGATTAAATACAATTTAAGGAGTGGGTTATTTTGGCTCTTATAAATATCGGAGGCGTGGCTATTCCTACTCCTACTGACTTAACTGTATCTGTGATGGATTTGTCAAAAGCTGACAGGAATGCGAATGGGACAATGGTCCTAGAGCGTATAGCTACCAAGCAAAAATTAGCATTAAAATGGTCCTATATAACTGATTCCCAATTAACAACCATTTTGAATGCTATTTCGCCTACAAGTTATCAAGTAACATATGTAAACCCTGTTACAAATTCATGGGTAACGAAAAATATGTATTGTGGCGACCGTTCAGTCGGCTATATTGATTTTCAAAATAATACAGTGCGGTACAAAGATTTCGGTTTTGACCTAATTGAGATTTAGTAGGTGACAAAATGATTCCAGTTTCAAATGATTATATCGAAAATGTAGTCGCTCAATCTCGCCTATTTAGGTCAAGAGCAACTATAACAATGAACGCCTTTTCACAACTCGCCCCTATTACAGATTCAATTGTAACGAGTTATTTAAACAAAATTCAGGGCAGCACAGTCGAAAACCCGAATATAGCTAAATATGTCAAAAATACGGCTATTCAAGTACCAACAGGCACATGGACCACTTTAACTCAAGGTTATTATAATGCCATGATGACAGCCGACAATAATCCTTTTGATATATATTCGTCTATTTCAGGTCAAATCGACCAAATGCTTTTCGGGTTCGACCTTGTTACTTTGTTCGAACGCCAGTACGGACCTTCGTACTGGCAAGGCGCAACAACAACAGCCGAAAAAATAACGGTTCTTAAACAATATCTTCAAACTGGAACTTTTAAATGGAAGGGCTATGGATATGGCGCAATTGCAGGAATAACTACCAGAAACAGCGTTCGCTATATTCGAGATTATCTAAACGGAAATACCGTCAATTTGAATAACTACTGGAATGAAATTCAGGCGTTAGCAGGCGCGACAAATCGAGCGCAAGGCAAAACGCCTACAATCAGTAGTGGCACATTAACAAACGGGGCGAATTTAACAGATGGAACGGTAACAACTTACGGCTATGAAGCTTCTGGAAATGGTGTTCAAAAATATGTTCAAATTGATTTAGGTCAGGCATACGCCGACATAGACACGATTAAAATTATTCATTATTATCTTGACGGTCGTTCATTTCATGGAACAAAAACACAAATTTCGGCAGATGGAACAACTTGGACTACTCTTTATGATTCAGCCGTTTCAGGCGAATATGTCGAAACAAGTGCAGGCAAATCATATACCGTTCCTTCTACAACAACGCCTGACACAAAAGATTATCATGTTAATATTACCTACTGGAACGCCACGAATAGCGCATGGCAAGTAGCTAATTTATTAACATCAAATGATACAACGGCAATCGAAAAAGATTATGCCTTAACTTCCTTTACGGATTTGATTAGCTCGGATGGATTTTTATATATGATTGTTTATTGTCAATATCCACCGACCGCAACGACAGTAAGTGAATTAATGACAGATTACGCTGAATTAGACTTAAATTTGGAGTTTATAACAACGCGACAATATTTAGATGATGTAATTATGAAAATGAATGTGGTCGAAGAAATTTCAGTTTTAAATGATGCTGTTCCTTCAAATGAGTTATCCTTAACTTTAAATAATAACTCGGGCGATTTTGATGTAATTACTTTTAATAATTTATCAGAAGTAATCGCAAGCAAACCGCTTGTTTTTGCTGAATTAGGTTTGGTCTATGATAAGCCTTCGGGAATTAATTATCTTTTAAATCCCACCTTAGATAATTTTATTAATTCGACTACAATTGCCGATAATTGGTCAGCGTGGAACGGGTAAGGAGTTGAAATAATTGCCAGATACGACAGCACCAGTAGTCAATGCAAGTCCGGCAGGAGGCTCATTCCAAGGTACAATTTCCGTAACATTAAGTGGAACGGATGATAGCCTTGGAGTGGTCACAATTCATTACACTACAGACGGAACAACACCAACAATAGCCAGTCCTGTATATAGTTCGCCTATTAATGTTACGACTACTACTACAATATCTTTTTTTGGTGTAGACCCTTCAAATAATCAAAGTGCTATACAAACAATGATTTATACAATTTTTGCGCCAGATACCACGCCACCTATAATCACAATTAGTCCGACTCAAGGAACTTATACATCTTCTCAAGTAATAACATTACAGGCGAATGAAAATTCTGTTATTTATTATACGAAGGATGGAACGACACCTACTACTTCCAGCCCTGTATATGATGGGTCATTTACAATTTCGGCTCTAGGAACGACAACTGTTAAATATTTTGGAGTAGATTTTGCCGGAAATGCAAGTACAGTACAAACTACAATTTACACATTAAATTTGCCAGTGGCGATTGCGCCCGTATTTAGCAAAACAAATGGGTACAGCGATTCAGCTCAACGAATTGTAATCGGTGGAAATTCAAAAGGCGGTATTACTTCGGGCAACAATTCGCCTACAATCGCAGCTCAACAAAAAATTTATATTCGATTCCTATTTAAAGGAATTCTTCCAAATTATGTTTATTTAACGAAAGCAAGTGGCAATCAGAAATTTACGAATATCACTGTTAATCCCATGCTTAATAGTGACTGGCAGGAAGCTATAGGCTCAATTACCACGAATAATGTTTCAGCCGAAACAATCGGTTCACTAATCGCTCATGATAATACAGGTGTATTAGATTCCGTTACGATTGATATAGACGAAACCTATCTTTCCAACTTCGACTATTATGCAATCACTGAACATGTCGAATGGATTCCACTCGGGCGATATTTTATAACGCAATGGAAAAATGATAATACGAGCAAAGTCGTAACGTTTACGGGAAATGATTATTTTAAAATATTTTCCGATACTAATTATGCCCCGTCTGCAATTACGAATTTACATGACTTAGCCGCAGATGTTTTGACCAAGGCAGGCGTACCGGCAAACGACCAATATATTGATGCTTCACTATCTGGAATAACTGTAGGCGCATTTAAACAAAATGTTGATTCTCGTTCAGCCATTCAACAAATCGCTATAGCGGCGCAATGTTGCGTTTATCAAGATAGATATGGAAATATTGTCATTTCGCCTTTTTCAACTATAGATAAAGTAAGTAATTATTTGTCTTATCCGACAACGCAAAATCTTCTTCCGATGCCGTATTCAGGACCAAGCACTTATCCATTAATGAGTACAGGAAGTGGTTTGAGAAATATTAAATATAATGATATGTATAATCCTCCTGCAATCACATTGGAACAAGTTGTAAGGCAAGTAACTGTAAAAGTTTATGATACAAACGGAAATCCGATGCCCGATGCTATTTATACTAATCCAAATGTTACAGGCATAGGTGGAACTTCATTTTCGATTGATAATGCTTTAGTTATTTCAGTCCCTATGGCAACCAAAATCGCAAATTGGTATTTCGAGGAAACGAATTATAGTGCAATTTTCAATATTAACTGGCGACAAAATCCTGCTTTGGAATGTACGGACGTAGTTTTGCTTCAAGACCCATTCAATTCTGGAAAGCAATCCAGAATCATTCATCAAGAATTCGACTATCAAGGCTATCTTGTAGGCACAACAGATAGCAGAGGAGGAATTTAAAATGGCTTATGTAAAAACAACTTGGACCGACCGAATCGTCCAAAAACCTTTAACTTACACTCAGCAAAATAATGGTGACGGAACAACGACTTTAATTCCTGCCGAGGGTACAATTACGCAAAGTGGTACGCCTATAACAGCAACCGCTTTAAATAATATGGAACAAGGTATCGCAAACGCTTTTGATGCTACTACAGGCGGCGATGTAACAGGACGTATAACATGTAATTTAGAATCGCATTTTTCAAATGGTACTTATACCGACCCACGCGTTGGTACAGGTGCGGCGATTAAAGCAAGTGGCGGCATTGCGACAGATAATTTATATATAGGCGATTCTAAACTGTTTATTTCGAGAGATGTTAATACAGGCACAGTTTTTGTACCACAAGCAGGAGAAGGGCGTTACGTCCTTTATTGTGACAATGGTCAATATTTTGTATTTGATGATGCTTACGGTGCTAGCCTTCTCGCCTCTGGTGGGATAAGGCTTGCATTTAATCAAGGCGACCCCACTTTCAGAGTTGAGCGATGGGACGGAGGTCCGGCGAATTTAGTAGCGGCAACAGTTAATGGCTCGTCCGATAGAGCAATTAAAAAAAATATAAACGAATTCGGAGAAACAGCCCTAGACCATATTAATACTACAAAAATTTATAATTATCATTTTAAAGATGATGATGAATCTGAACGTAAGAAAATAGGCATTATGGCAGATGAAGCGCCTGCATGCGTAGTAGGTTACGAAGGAAAAAATATTGATATGTATTCTATGATATCGGTTGCGTGGAAGGCGATTCAGGAACTTACTGCCAGAGTAGAAGAATTGGAAACACAGTTGATGAATAAATGATTAATTGGATTGTTCATCAATTTGAAAACTTGAACGTGTTGATGTTAGTGATTATGATTTTTTTCGTTACCGCATTAAGTAAGTCGAATAATCAAAAAATGTTAAAAGAACAAAGCAAAGAAATTTACAACGACATTGAAGAATTGAAAGATGAAATTTGGCGAGCGCAAGGAAGTGAAAAAAAATGAACCAATTAACTTATTCGGTTATTGAAGTATTTATATCACTTGTCGTAGAAAGCACCATTCTCGCAGGACTTTTTTCTTATTTAGCAAATCGGGCGAATGAAAAACAAGAAAAAAAATTACAAGTCGAACTCACAAAGATTGAGCAACAAAATAAATTAATTTTCAAAGAAATCACTGGTCAGTTGAATATCGTCCGAAACGATATAATAAGTCAGATTAAAGAAAGCTCGAAAAATGCCGGACTTAGTTAATTATGTCGGGCAATTCCTGCATACAGATACGCCTTTTATGCTTTTATTCGTCAGTGTTTTTTTCTACATCATCAAAACAAGTCGAGAACGCGAGATAACCGATAAAAACGAAATGCTTACAAAATTGGACAAAATAGATGAAGAACTACAAGTTATCATAAAAGTTTGGAAAATCTTACTCGAAAAAGAATTGGAGGCAAAGAAAAAATGAATATTGACTTACCTCAAATCACTACAGGCGTAGCTGTGATTGTGCCTGTCATTGTGGCAATCGTACAGGCTATCAAAATGACGGGTCGCGTTCCAGATAAATACGCCCCTATTGCTTCAATTTTAGTTGGAATTATTATAGCTTTTGTTTCACATGGAACAGCTACTACAATGGGCGCAACGATTCTAAGTGGTATTATGTACGGTTTAATGGCTTCTGGACTTTATTCTGGAATAAAAACAACTATGCCAACCCCTACAACAGCACAAGCCAAAAAAAGGCAAAATGATTAAAATATAATGTGGACAAAATATAATCACTTTGGAAGGAGGTCAAAGTTTGACAACGAAAATTACTTTAGATGCAGGTCATGGCGGAACTGATTCAGGCGCTTCCGGCAATGGAATCCATGAAAAAGATATTACGCTTAAACTAATTCAGGCGATTGATACCAAGTTAAAAGATTACAAAGATGTTGAAACACTTTTAACTCGGCCGAGCGATGTTTTTGTAAGTCTTAATGACAGAACAAATATGAGTAATAAATGGGGCGCAGATGTTTTTTTATCCTGCCACATCAACGCGGCGACTGATAGTAACGCCCGAGGATGGCAAAGTCACATCTATAACGGTCCAATTGATGCTAGAACGGTCGCATATCAAAATGTAATTCACGAAAATGTTATAGCTGCGATTAAAAGCTTTAATATTATCGACCGAGGCAAAGAACGAGATGATTTTGCTGTATTAAGACAGACGAATTGCGTAGCGATTCTTACCGAAACATTATTTATCACAAATTCAGTCGATGCCGCATTATTAAAACGTGATGATTTCATAGATGCTGTTGCTTCTGGTCATGTTATCGGTCTGGAAAAATTTTTAGGGCTTCAAAAGAATTTACCTCCCCCGACCGAACCACCAACCAATTCAGGCGACTTGTACCAAGTAATTGCCGGAACTTTCAGCAATTTAGATAACGCAAAAAATTTAGCCGCTAAATTAAAATCCCAAGGGTATGAAGCGATGGTAATTAAGAAAACATAAAGATGTACGGAGTAACATCAAAATTTTAAAGCCCAATATTCACACCTCCTTGAAGTCGCCTGAAATGGCGACTTTTTATTTATTTTAAAAGTAGTTTGAAAATCTCAATAGCCCAAAGGAATTTTACAATTTCAATAAACCATCGGATTAACTCAGCCATCAAAAAGCCTGTCAAAAACCAAAATAGCATCTCTAATAGTAATTCGCGACTCATTAATAAATTCCTCCAAAAATTAACATCTTTAATTTATTAGTATCACGAAAAAGCTAAAGGTACATACCCTTTTTGGGTATTTAATGGGCTATAGCCTAAAAATGCTTTGTGATTTCCTCACCAACAGAACTGTATCGAATTGTTGTGTTCTCTCTATGTGCTACTGTTTGTCATGTATTTTCCTCCTTTTTAGTTCGGCAACTCTTTCCAAAAGACTTTCACTGAACGGAATAGGTGAAAGTCTTTATTTTTTTCCTCATGAATATTCATGCAGACACATTTCATCAGCTAAGAATAAAAATACAAAGAATTCCCTTACATATGCGAAAAGTATTCACTTTTTCATTTTTTCTTTTTGCCTTTGATGTTTTGTCACTTCTCTGTCTAAAAAATCGCGTACTAACTCACTCAAGGACATATTATATACTTCCCTTGCAACATCATCGGCTAGTTCCTTTAAAACTGGTCCAATTCGAATTTCCAATCTTTCCGTACGTTTTTCTCTCATTTTTGTCCTCCAATTCGTCCGTATTTATTTTTAGCAGCTGCGTTTAAAAATTTTTAATTCGGCTAAACTAGTGATGGTTGAAATTCCTATCCCTAAGATAGTTCCAAGTTATTTTCTCTCCTGACAGTCCACCGTACATTTGTACATACGGTGGACTTATTAATTTATTTATTCCGCATGGACTTCAAAAGTTCCTCTAATTCTGCTTTTTCTTCGTCCGAAATTTCATTCGCCTGTTTAACGCCTGTATTTGGCTCAGATTCATCGTCAAACCATTCGGGCAGTAATTCCTTGCGAATAGGTTGTTTCGTCTGAATTTTAGCCTTGTAGACTTGCTTCGTCCGAATATAATCATCAAGTCTATATTGCAATAAGGCTTTATATTGTTTCGCTGTTTTTAAAACTACTTCGCCTTTGTCGGCATCTTCTAACAATTGAGCTTTTATTTCATCGTATGGCAGTTCTGTGAATATGCCTTTTAATAATGTATCGGTCGAATCCGTTTCAAAATTTAA